ATGTCCCTGGGGATGATTTTTGCCGTATAGTCATTTCCGCACTCAAGCGGCATGATGTGGGAATGGTAGAACTCATAGTCCAGGGAGATGCTTTCGCTTCTCGTGGACGATTCCTCAACATCGGAGGTCAGCGTGAACACCTGGAACTCTTCATCCCATGTGCAGTCCGACCGCTCGATTCTTCCGAAAGTGGTCTCCGTGCCGTCCGGCATTACCACATCAAACCGTTCATACGGCTCGTATGTCCAGGCATCACCCAGGCGGAGCAGTTGGCAGTTCACCTTGCTGTCGGAGCGGATTCCGGCATAACCGCTGCCACCGCTGACAGTTGCCGTAAAGCGGAGCGTGTAAGAGGTCGAAGAATAGACCCGCACCTTATTGCCGCGTTTACGCAGTTCAATGGTGTAGACATTGGGGTTGGTGCGAAGGTCGGCATTGGGGGTCTTTGCAAAGGATGCCGAGTAGCTTCCTTTGAGGGTTGACCCTTCGTACAGTTCCAACCGCTGTGTATCGTAGTTGATGCACAGGAACAGCGATCCAAGGAAGATGCCGGACTTGCCGCCACCGTCCTCCGGGATAATGATCTGCGCCCGGAGATGAATGTCGGAAAAACCGTTATAGTTCCATGCAAGCTGTCCGTAGCCCTCAAGCTGCGAGTACGGTCTGCTTGTATCACCGTAGGGCAAATCCTCCTGCCACACATCCCACTCCCCAGAGAGAACCGTCCAGTAGCTTTCGGGGATCTTCTGCTCATCACGGAAGTCCTCATACCAAACCAGTGCGGAGTCCGGCTTTCGGCGCAGCATCTCAAGGGTTAGCTTAAAGCCTGTGGCGGGTCCCACCATATCACCGTTGACGTCCTTGAACTTTCTCGGAGCAAGGGTGTATTCCGCTTCTCCTGCGGTGGGTTCTTCGGAGAAATCGGTGCAGACACGGAAACCATAGAACTGCACACCATTGACACCGACAGAAATGGTCAGCGTATGTTCTCCGGCAGAAAGGCTCACCCCCTTGGCAAAGGTAGCCCAGAAGGTAGTTCTCCAATATGGCCACCAAAGCCTATCCTCGGAGAAGTGGACGGTACTGCCGTCCAAGGATGCGTAGATGCTGTTCTTTCCCCAGAACGGATAGCAGAGCCGAATGGCAACATCGTAGGTGCCTTCTTCATCAATGGTGAACTTATAGGTAGCGGAGCCTTCGTCACCCAAGGTGACCAGGGTTTCAGACACAGAAACCACGCCGGAATAACTGTCCGGCTCGGCATTGTGGTCGATAATAATATCTCCAAACTCCGTCTTTTGCTGTTTGGCATAGGCTGTCAAATAGCGTCTGCGATTGTAGGTTTCAGCCATCAGAGGGTACTCTTTGCTTGTGGCATCCCTGCCTTCCATGTAGTCATACACATGAGGAAGCGCCCACGGACCCATATCGTAATCGTCCCAATAGGAAACGATGGGAATGAACGGCTGCGGAGGTGCATCATCGGTAAAGTTGTAGACACCCTGCATCCAGTATTTCGCAGCGTAGTAGGTGTGCGAAGTTCCTCGGTAGTATTTGCCCAGGTTCTCCGGGGTGTCATAGATCTGCCAGTTCCAACCGTAGGCAGGCATACCAAGGAACACCTTGTCGGGGTTCATCACCTTGGTGGCATAATCATAAATACCCTCAAGCCAACTTCTCGGAGAAACGGGTCCAGGTGCAGAACCCGACCAAGCCATACCGTAACTCATGATGGAAGCGGTATCGCAGTACTGGTCGAGGTCACCGTATACGCACCAGTTCTCGCCGCCTACCGAGCCGTTGACCGAAGTCATACCCGGCAGGCAGATGTTCATCTCCTTGGTGGGGTCGTAGGCTTTTACAGTTTCGTAGATGTGCTTGAACATAGCCGTGGATGCTTCATGGGTGGAATAGTCATCGCCTTTTTCCAGGTCGATATCCACACCGCTACACCAGGGGTACTTTTCCATGATGCGGACAAGTTCGGAGCAGAAGGTGTCCTGCGCGCCGTCCGTATTATCACGCAGGGCTTTGAAGATGCTGTTCGCACCGTCATTGGCAACGGTCAAAAGCCAACGGATGTGGGGCCACTTGTTGATGTAGGTCAGCATATTGCTGATGGCAACACCGCTCTCGGTGATCGTACCCGTGGCATCCACCTTGAAGGAAAACAGGCCGATGGTGTCGATGCGGTCGCCATAATCGCGCAAGGCTTCATACATTCTGGAATTACCCATGAAAGTCCAGACCATAATGCGTTTGCCTTTCAGTTTGTCTCTCACACTGACACACCTCCGTCCGACATCTGCTGCAATTCAAAAAGCACCCTGGCAGACTTGCCGTCCTCCAAGGTGACCTTATGCTTGGAATCCCAAGCAGCGCTATATTGATAAAAGCCCTCTTTCGGTTCTGTGACACCGTTCTTGGTGCATTCTCGCACCGATGCAAGTAAGGCAAGGTCATCTTCCGCAGCAAGAGCATTGGGAAATACGACCCGCTGTCCACCAACACCCTGGGCAAGCTGCACCGAACCTGCCGCCATATCGGATTTGGGGTAGATATGGATGTCCAGACCGCCGGAGGTATCACCGACATTGCAGATAATGACCGTTTCCTTTGAGCGAACCACGCCATTGAACCATACTTTGTCGCCTTCCACGAGTCGCCTTTCGGTGTGTGGCACATAGCCCGTCAGCGCCGGTCCCTCTTGCAGCATGAGGTCTGTAAACCAAATCGTGCCGGAGCAGTTGGTGACGGTAGGCTTCACCGTAACGCTCATGACACGCATATTCTGCTTTTTGTTTATGACCTCTGCCAGACGGATGAATACGGGCTTAGCCATCCAGTACCCACTTAATCTCACAGGGATGACCTACCCATCCCGTGGCTACAGAACCAGGCTGCAGCAAGAGGTCAGTAATATAGAAAGTGCCTGTGCAGTTGGTGATGCACACACGCACCGTAATAGATTTCACTTTGGAGAAGTAGCTTTCAGGCGTGATCTTCTCCGAGGTTTTAGAAAAATAAGCCATAAAGCACCTCCATCAGTAAAGGTCGATGAAACGGGTCTCAATGCTGCCGTCCTCGTACTCAATGACCACCTCGATACCCACCTGGGAATCACTGCCCAACTTCTCCAGATCGTCAGAAGCAATCTGCGCCGACAGCGTATAACTGCTTCGGTTGGAAGGATATACGGTCTGGGCAAGGCTCAAGGTCATGCCTTCCACACCCACAGCCTTAAAGGATGCTGTGCCGGAAGCACCATTTTCACCGTCCGCTTCAAAGCCGGAACTGACCCAATAAGCAAGCCCGTCATCGGCGCGGGAGTTACGGAGATGATTGAACGGCACCAGTTCACGGATATCGTTGTTGGACACCATGCTCGTGCCTTCCAGGGAGTCTGCGATCACATCGAGAGTGCTGACCGAACTGCCCAGGTTCTTCAGCGTGGTTGACAGTTCCAGAACCGTGTTCCAAGGCTCCTGCAGGTTGTACTCACGGCGCACAATACGAGTGGTGACCGAAAGCCCCAATTCCTTATCTTCCACACGGACATAATCGCCCAGGTTCCAGGCTTCATGCTCATAGCCCGTCAGAACAGACAAGTCCATCGCATTCAGCACATAAGACACCGTGGGCTTGCAGTATTCCGCAAGGCGCATAGCAGTAAACTCCTTCATCTGATAAGGGTTGGTGAAGGAGGAACAGTCCAGAGTGCTGATGCGGACTTCCTTGCAGTAGGTGAAGTCCTCAAGGTAAGGCTTGCCGTTGTTGATGTCGGCAAAGGTCAACCCATCAGCGCCTACAGCATACAGCCGGGTCACAAGGGAGCGGGTATCGACCACACGCTCGATACTTTTCATGTTTTTCTTGTATGCGAACAGCGCACCGCTGTCCGTTCCGTTCACCGTCAGCAGATGCACCAGGCGGTTCGGGCAGTCGAATACCAGGTCGCCACCGTGGAGATTGGCAATGTTGCGGAGAATGGAAAGTGCATTCTTTTCCGTATTCGTCCAGGTTCGCTTGGTGGTGACATTCACCGTTCCAACCGACCACTCGGTGCCTTCCAGAGCGTAGGCCATAGCCACATCCGCTGTCTCGGCATCGAACTTTTTTTCTTCCTTACGGACGGAAAAGGTCAGATCATAAAATTCGGCTTCGGCATACACCTGGGTAATGGTGCTGCCGGAACTGTCTTTCACATCGGTGATGGTGCGGATCTTATAGATATCGTCAACGATCTGGATTTTCTTCTCATTGTCGATGTAACCACGTTTGCTGTCACGGTACGGAATGCTGAAGGTCAGCGTGTCCTCACCGTTGATTTCGCCCGTGACGATGATGTCATAGGCATTTTCCAGAATGGCCTCCCACGCACCGTTTTCGTCCAACACCACAGGACGGGCATAGCCGATTTTCTCATAGGGAGCCTTGGGAATATCGTAAAGCCGGATGTCCACCAGCTTCGGTGTTTTGGAAGTATCCGTGGTGGTCAGCGTGACCTTAAAACGGATATAGTTGCGGTTTGGGGATTGCAATTTTCCGTCTGCACCGATGCCGATCCAATCGCTCCAATCGGTAAGGTCATCACTGGTGGAAGTCTCCACAGAAGCGATGGCGGTAGTGCCTGCCGAATATTCGCTTGTGACAGATACCTTTCCTGTGCCGGAGAGGTTGCAGTCAGCAGCTTTGGTATAAAGAATGCCGCTTTCCGGGTAGACCCCATCGGTGGCTTTCAGCGTGACGCTGTTTTCCACCGTAAGCGCATCAACATCTGCGGAACTGTCTGCACCGTTGCACAGAACAGTTGCTTTGAAATATTCCACCAGGTCATCTGCTGTCAGTGGAGAATCGCAGTCCAGAAACCAGTCATCAAAACCACCCGCGTAGTAGTAGGTGTCGGCGTGCATACCCATAACAAGGTCGGCAACGCAGGATGCGTTCAGCGTTCCCGTAAAGGTCAGCACCTCCGATTTCCAAACTTCACCTGTGGAGCGATCACCCACAACATAGGTGAACTGTTTGTCGTTCGGCTCAATGACACCCGAGATAAAGTACCAACCACCATTGACAAGAGAGAACGATGGGGTCACGGTCTTGTCGAGGATAAGGCTGCCGGAGGAGTTATAGAGCATAATTCTCGGCTTGCCGGAATACAGGGACAAATAGAAAATCGGCTGTCCCGGACCGTAGCGGGTGTTGAAGATCGGACAGAAGGTGTTACCAACAGAATATGTGGTAGGGTTCATCCAACCGCCCACGATGATACGCTCACCCAGGTTTGCAAAGATGCTGCCATCGTTGGTCACCTGCAGGTGGGTTTTCTCTGTGGTGGGGTTGTTGATGTTGAAACGGATCTGCCGACCCTTGGGGCTTTTGGATAGGTTCGCAGTTGTGCCGGACCAGTTCACAACGGTAAAGTTGCGTCCACAGCCGGAGATGTCGGCAAGAGCCGTATCTTCATCCGGCGCAGATTCGTTAAATCGCCACAAGCCGGAGGCGGCATACTCTGCGGGAAACTCGCCTGTGAAATCAGTCTGTTTGTTCAGTATCATTTTCAGAGACATACCGTCACCTCCATCTGCTTTTGGCTTGAATTTGTAATTCTGTCAGCGTGGCATTGTTTATCTCCACGGTGACCGTGTTATCTCCGACAGCAAGTGCCGGGAAGTTCAGTTCCTGCAAATACGGCAGACCGTTGCGGAGAGTTTCTCCGTTTTCATCCACCACATAAGCAGTCATTTTATCGGTATCCACAACAAGGGTCTCACCCTCGGAGAGCGTAGCGTTTACGATCTTGAGTTCCGAGCCGTTGGTGGTAATGCTGATATAGTTGCTTGCCCCGGCAGTCACCACACCGCTGATGCGGTAAATGGGCTGTGATTCAATATTGCCGATGGCGCGGGTCACGGTGTGAGTACCTTCCTCTGTAATGGAAAAGGTCTCGTCCGTGATGGCGTAGGCAAAGGGGTCGGGACAGAAGAACTTTAGGTCAAAGGAGCCTGCGGATCGGACGAGCCGTTCACAATCCACCGCGTCATTCAGACGTGCCATAAAGTATCTGTCCGGCACATCATCAAAAACGAGCTGCCGAAGTCCCTGCACCGGGTCAAGCCAAGCAGCAATGTCATCCAATGCGGAAACAAGTGCCGTGAAGTTGTGCTTGGGGTAAATGTTGCAGTGGGCGGTGATCTCGCGGTAATCGAAATCAGCGCCGAAATCTGCAACGCCATATTTTCCAGGCACGGTTGTGGTAAAATTACGCATCCTACCACACACCTGCCAAGAGGTCAGACGGGCTTTGATGCCCATACTGGCCGATGTAATATCGTTATAGGTAAAGCCCATAAATCAAAGCCTCCTTTATGCTGTAGTGA